AGCTTATAAGCCCCGATAGAAGCCTGACCAAAGACCACATCATCCTCTTCATAATCTTCGCCTTCATCAAGCCAGGATGCTGTTCCTTTGGTCACTACAATGGGAATTTTACGGTCCCCGCTGGAGGTTTGAATGATCTTAGCCAGCTTGCGGAAAATGTTTTCTTCTTCCAAGGTTTGAATAAGGGTTCTTTCAAACTCATCTGGTACAAGGTATCCGCCTTCGGATTCTTCGCCTATGGATAAGGCGTTTAACGCATCTTGTCTGGGATTTTTTGAACGTATCACATTCCAAAAAGCTTTTTTGTATTCATCGCTGGCCCGACCCACTTTTTCTTCCATATCCGGAAGAACCGGCTTTCCGGTTAAAGGCATATTTATGGGTTTATTTAATTCAGCCTCTAAAGCTTCCTGACGCTCAAGGCGAGTTATTTCCTTGCCAAGATTGACAATGTCTGCTTCCATTTTGTCATAGATTGCTGCATCTTCTGCGGATACCAAACCATCGTTTCCCCGTTTTGAATCTAAAAATGCCTTAGCTGCTTCCCAGGCTTTAGCCCGTTTTTCACGTAATTCAAGTATTTTACTCATATTGGTACCTCCTAATATTTTAATAAATTAAGCCGCTCATATAGCGGCTCGGTGGACTGTTTTAATATTGGTTTTCTAAGTTTATCGAGAAGGGAGTTTGCCACTGCCCTTCGGCTAAAGATAAAACTATTTTGCGGCTTAGGCTCATCCTGCTTAAACATAATAGCATCGGCAAACTTTAGCTCAACAGCCTTATTGGCATTAAGCCAGGTTTCCGCATCCATCAGCTGAGAAAGCTTATCCCTTGGTAGGCCGGTTTTAAGCTCATAGGCATTGATGATGCTTTCCTTAACCTCATCTAGCATACCAATAGCCTTTTGCATTTCTTCACTGTCCCCGATAGCTATAGTAAATGGGTTATGGATCATCATCAGAGAAGTGGGGGACATTAAAACTTCCGTTCCCGACATGGCAACTACCGAAGCTGCTGAAGCCGCAATGCCATCAATCTTTACTGTGACATTACCTTTGTAGTCCATTAACATGTTGTAAATCTGTGCTGCTGCAATACAATCACCTCCGGGGGAATTAATCCAGACAGTGATATCTCCTTCGCCCCTTAAGAGATCATCTTTAAAGGCTTTAGGGGTGATATCATCGTCAAACCAACTTTCTTCAGCTATGACACCGTTTAAGTAGAGGGTTCGTGATTCAGTGTCTTTATCACGCACCCAGTTCCAAAATTTCTTCATTCATGCTTTTCCTCCAATCTTTCTTTATTTGCAAAAAGCCCGGCATCAGCAAGCTTGGTCATATTGCCATTGATGAGGTATAAATCACCTCCAAGTTCAGTCGGAATTCTATCCAGATTTTCAAGTTCCCTTATATCATTGGCACTCATCCAGCCATTTTGCCTGGCAGTGGCATAGCCATTCATCCTGGAAACATAGTCCCCACGAAGAAGGCCATCTACATTAAACTTGGCAAAGAGCTGTTTCTTTTCATCCATCCTTAAAAGGGAGCGGCTTATAGCCTGCTCCCAACGGATAACCCAAGGATCAAGGGTGTATTTTACAAACTCCAAAGACTGCTGCTCTATATTAGAAAAGCTCGACTTCTCCAGATCTCCCACCATGTGGGGAGGAACTCTAAAGATCCTGGCTATCTCATTGATTTGAAACTTTCTCGTTTCAAGAAATTGAGCTTGCTCCGGTGATATGCCAATAGGCTGATATTTCATCCCTTCTTCTAAAACTGCTACCCGGTGAGCGTTACTGCTGCCTTGATAGGCCATGTTCCAGCTATCTTTTACCTTTTGCGGATCTTTAATTGTCCCCGGATGCTCAAGGACTCCTCCCGGTGCTGCACCGTTGGCAAAAAACTTAGCCCCATATTCTTCAGTTGCCATGGCAAGGCCAATAGCATTTTTGGCCATAGCTATAGGGGAGTAGCCCACAAGTCCATCAAAGCCTAAGCCAGGGATATGCAGCACATCGCTGGGCCTTAGGGTGACTGTCATGCCACTCATAGTTGGTGCTTCATCCTGGTAACGGGTGTAGGAATAATATAGATTTCCTTTAGAATCCCTATCTACCCTCATGCGATTTGGCATCAAAGGATAAAGGGCCAGGACTTCTCCTTTACCATTTCTTATTATTTGGGCATAGGCATTTCCCCATAAAAGCAGGTGGCTCATCAAGGTTTCCCTAAACACAAAAGAACTCATCTCCGGATTCGGCTCATCGTGGAGTAAAAAATACAGAGGATGAGAGAGGGCCTTTTCCTTGCCTTCGTTATCTGTGTATTTATATAGATGCAGGGGAAGGCCGGCTACAGCTTCAGCTAAAATTCTCACGCAGGAATATACTGCGGTCATTTGCATAGCGGTATGCTCGTTTACAGGCTTACCACTTGAACTGCCACCAAAGAAGAAACTATAGCTTGATCCTGGCGTTCTGTTTTCCGGTTTATCTCTGGCCTTGAATATATTTTTTAGTAACCCCATAGCATCATCCTCCTTAAAAATGGGCATAAAAAAAGCACCTCTTGTGAGATGCTTATCGATGTATTTGCTATTTGTATTTAGAACTTATTTTTATACACAGCTTTCAATTCAACATATTTTGATAAGTTCATTCCTTTGTTTACTTCCGTCTGATAAGATTCCTGCATCTGAGCTGCTTTCACCACATCAATAGGCTTGACTCCAGCATTACGCATTTCATCACCATATATAATACCAAAGAGATGAATCATAGTGGATTTGTTTGCGCCTTCGGTTTCATACATTTCTTTGAGTTTATTTCCTAATTCTAATAAGGTCATTGCTTCACCTCCATATAAAAATCTGTAGCTTGTAGGGATAATAGCAGCATATCATAAATATTCGTAGCTGTGTTATGATTTTATAGAATCATAGGACGGTTGCAAATTAGAATATTAATAAACCTCTTTCGTCATACACAGAGGAATCCATACCGCTACCACAGCGAATTGCACGGTCGAGCGCCATAATAGTTGCTACAGCACCGTCTATCTTCTCACTGGATTTTTCTTTATCCGGCTTAATGTTGCCTGCTGGGTCAGTTCGAATAAATATATTATCAATCATCCAGCGGAGCACTGGATGCCCGCCATGGGCAAGCTTTTCTTCAAGTGTTAATTTCATCAATTCTTTAGTAGGTGGACTCATATCCCTAAACCCCTGCCCAAAAGGGACGACAGTAAAGCCCATACTCTCAAGGTTTTGAGTCATCTGCACAGCACCCCAGCGGTCAAAAGCGATTTCTCGAATGTTGTAGTCTAAGCCTAATTCTTCAATAAAGGTTTCTATGAAGCCATAGTGAACAACATTGCCCTCGGTAGTTTTTAGGAAACCCTGTCGCTCCCATAGGTCATAATTAACATGATCCCGTTGGACACGAAGGTTAATGTTTTCCTCTGGTATCCAGAAATAGGGGAGGATGCTGTATTTATCATCTTCATCAACCGGAGGAAAGACTAGTACAAAGGCTGTAATGTCGATGGAGGATGAAAGGTCAAGACCTCCATAACAAACTCGCCCTTTTAGTTCTTCCGGGTCAACCTTAAAAGCGCAGGCGTCCCACTTATCCATAGGCATCCAACGTACCGCCTGCTTAACCCACTGGTTAAGCCTTAGCTGCCTGAAGCTGTTTTCTTCGGCAGGGTTTTGTCTTGCTGATTCAAAAGCAGCTTTAACCTTATCCATGCCAACTGTAATGCCAAGAGAGGGATTAGCCTTTTTCCATACTTTCGGATCCGTCCAATCATCCTCCAAGGCGGCTCCGTAGATAACAGGGTAGAAGGTAGGGTCGGTTTTCCTGCCATTAATAATATCTACCGCCTTTTGATGTACTTCCCAGCAAATACTATTCTGGTTATCCCCAGCAGTGGTTATGAGGAAATACAGCGGTTGCATCCTCGCATCCCCGCTACCCTTGGTCATAACATCATAGAGCTTTCTATTGGGCTGAGTATGCAGCTCATCAAAAACTACCCCGTGGGTGTTAAAGCCATGCTTGTTTTTTACATCAGCAGAAAGCACCTGATAAACGCTGCCTGTGGGCTGATAGATGAGCCTTTTCATGGAGTCAAGGATCTTAACACGCTTAGCTAGTGCCGGGCACATTCTGACCATGTCCGCCGCCACGTTAAAAACGATGGAGGCTTGGTTTCTATCGGCGGCACAGCCATAAACTTCGGCCCGTTCTTCACCATCGCCACAGGTAAGAAGGAGAGCAATAGCTGCAGCCAGTTCTGATTTTCCCTGTTTTTTTGGAATTTCTACATAAGCTGTATTAAACTGCCTATATCCATTGGGCTTTAAAGTGCCAAACACATCCCGTACAATCCGCTCCTGCCAGTCTATAAGTTCAAAGGGCTTTCCCGCCCAGGTGCCTTTGGTGTGGTTAAGAGCCTGGATAAATGAAACTGCGTAGTCGGCGGCATCCTTACAATAAACTGAATCCTTGGCCATAAACTTAGTTGATGTGTATTTTTTTAGTTTTCTGATAAATGCCGCCTCCTTTCATAAAAAAGAGCCTTCACTTGAAAGCTCCTTGCTTTTGAAACCTGCTTACGGTATTTCACCGGTCAAAATAAAATGGCAGTATTCACCCTTGTTTTCTTCCAAATATAGAACTAACTCGTAAAGGCCCAGGCGGTTAGCTTCGCACTGGACACTATTGACATCAAACATATTGGTAACGCCACTGTCTCTAATCGCCAGTATTTGCTTTTTAATCTCTTCATTCATACCTAACTTCCTCCGTTTCAATGGAATCCTCGGTGGCTTGGCGGAGTATTTCCACATCAAAACCTGCTGCCTTGTAGCCGTCAAAGATAACGGAATAATAATAGCTGTTGGGCTGACCAAGGGGCCTTCCTTCATTCATAATGTAGACCATGGCCTTGACAGTCTTTCCGTTTAGCTCAATCTCCACTGTTTCCTTGTGATAAAGATAGGGCCAGCCCTCGTAGCGATCTAAAGCCGCCTCGTCTGCCTCAGTTATTTCCCACATCAACACCGGAACGCCAGCGCCTTTTGAAGGCTCCACTGTCGCCACAGCGCCCCCGTGGGGCCCCTTAAAAAGCAGCCTCCAGTCCTTCATCGAGGTTGCCCCGATAACCCTTGCTGTGGGGCACCTGTGTGCCATTTGGGCAAGATTTAGGTTTGAGCCATAAGCAATATATAGTTTTTTTGCATCCATTTTAAAGTTCCCCCTTTTTAAATCCTAAGGGCAGCTTAGGCTGCCCGAAATCGCCAGGCTGATGAGCCGGTTAAGTTTTTGGTTAAGTGCTCGCGGCAGTTTTTGAACTCTTCCCCGATAAAGCCTATCCGGTTTAGGTAAGTCCGCATGGCGAATTTTTCGTTTTCGACTTGCGGTTTTTTGGCTGAGGCGAATCTTTGGGTTAAGGCTTGGTTGTTTAAAGCCAAGGCTAAAACTATGTAGCTTCTGATTTTTCCTGCATGGAGCTCTGAGTTAAAGCCCCTAAGCTCTACTGTGTGGTGGCCGGTGAAAAAGCTGTGTAAGTTCAGGAAATGGTAGCGGCTGTTGTGATAGTGGGTTTCCCGGCTTTCGCTATAGCCTTCATACCAGATGTCTTCAATCTCCCTCATGGTGGTCGGCTTTTTTCGGTTTAGCTTTTCCACTAAAAGGCTATCCATCTTCTTGCAGTACCTTGCCCTCTGTGGCGCTATCTGCAAAGCCTTGTAAAAAAGGTCGTTCTTGCTGGCGATGATGTTGACGAAGTTTCTAATGCTTCTTGGGGTATGGTCGGCCCCGTCAAGATGGATGTGGATGCCGCAGCTGCTGTTGGCGAAAGCTCCGGCTTTCCTGAGCTTTCTCACCAATTCTTGCAAGGTTTCGATGTCCTCCTCGTAGGTTAAAATGGGGCTTACCAGCTCTACGCTGTATTCTTTGCCAGCTTGGACTTTCTGCCGACCTTGTTTCTTTTGGCAGATGATGCTGCCATCATACATGAATTTCCAAACCCGGCCATCTGCTGTTTTTACCTTCTTGGTGTCGTAGTAGGTGCCGCCTTCTTGGTAGGTGCCTTGTAAAAAATCTGCTGCAATCCGGGCTGCCTTTTCCCTTGTAATTCCTGTCATCTCGATTTCAATGCCGTACCTGGTTTTTAGCATGTTTCTCGCTCCTTTTAAAGTGTGTATTCCCCTTGGGGTAGTTACATATATCACTCTAAAAGGCTTATATAGCAAGGCAATTATGCGATAATTTCAAAGTATTTACACTTCAATTTTCCGGCATTCATCTTCCCCCAAAGCCACCCCTAAAGAGCTGCCGGAGTCCCAGTTCACATGGATAGTACCTATATCATCCACACCGGTAACAGTGCCTTTTGTCCCTGGCTGAAGCTTAGTATAGGGGTCATTCATTTTAACGAGCATAACCCTTGTGCCAGGTGGATAATAGCTTCTAAGCTGTTTTAGCAGCTCTGGGTGTATTTCTTTTATCATTTTGTCGCCTCCTCATTAGCTGGCTGCCCATTTTTAAACGCTGAGCTACCGGTTAGTTTACATAAAAGAATTTTGCGTTCCATCTTGTATTTCGGTCCTATGAAGCCCAGCCGCAGGAGAAAACAGCGGAAAGCGTACTTTTCATTTGCCACAGCCTTTTCTGTGGCATTAACCCTCTTTTGCCTTTTGGCCATATCTGCAAGAGCCGCAATGAAATGGGTATAGGCTTTGATTTCGTCCGCTTCCAAGCTCCCAATAAACCAAGGAAAACTAATTGTTTCCTCCTCAGCTAAGACCGGAAGGTAGTTTACCCCCAGTGCCTTTTTAATCAAGGTTTCTTTGCTTTTGATTAGCCCTTTAAGATTTTCCAGGGCTACTTCAGTAAAATCTATCTTTGGTAACTCAATTGTTAAAGAAGAGAGCGCATCCTCCGGTGAGTCATTAAAGGAGGGTTCCTCATAGTCCCTATAAGGACTCATATTGCCGCCAAGGGAAACTTCGTATGGGATGTGCAAACCTTCTGGAATCGGCTCAGCCTCAAGAAGCGGCCTATCGTATTCTTCGCTAACAGCCTTAAAATCATGAAGTCCTAAAAGATCTGCAACAAGTTCTGGATTATCTTCGCCTTCTAGCACACCATTTCTATCAATGATGTAGATTCCTATCTCGTAGGAGAAAGTAGGTACACCCAGGTATTTTGGGGAAGTGCCAAGTTCCTGGGCGATAGCCTTTACCAGTGCCTTGCGTTTTGGACCTGTAACACTGTAGTTAATTTTCATTTTTCCATACCACCTTTCTATTTTGCTAGTAACATATATCACTCTAAAGGTTGTAAATAGCAAGGGGTATGTGAATTATATTTTGGTTTTGTCGCTCGGTCCACAAACTTCAAGGTATCTATATTCGACATTGTCACGCAAAAGAAATACACCGTCAGAGTTACCAACCTGCTCAATGTAACGCTTTACAATGACATCACAAAACTTTTCATCAAGCTCAATCATGTAGCAAATCCTCTCAGTCTGTTCGCAGGCAATGAGGGTGCTGCCGGAGCCACCAAAGGGATCAAGGATGATACAGTTAGCGAGGCTTGAATTTAAAATAGGATGGGCCACCAATGCTATCGGCTTCATAGTCGGGTGGTCTGCATTCTTCTTGGGCTTTTCAAATTCCCAGATAGTAGTTTGTTTCCTGTCTGAATACCAGTTGTGTTTACCCGCCTTTTTCCAACCAAAGAGTACAGGCTCATGTTGCCATTGGTAGGGAGACCTACCAAGTACCAATGATTGCTTTTTCCAGATGCAGGTGCCGGAAAGATAAAATCCAGCGTCAGAAAAAGCCTTTCTGAAATTTAAACCTTCCGTATCCGCATGAAATACATAAATAGAAGCATCCTTGGCCATCACAGCTGCGGCGTTTTTAAAGGCCGCAAGCAGAAAATCATAGAATGCTTCATTTTTCATATTATCGTTTTTAATTTTACCGGCGGTTCCTTCATAGTTTACATTATATGGAGGGTCCGTTACTGTTAGGTTAGCAAGCTTTCCATCCATAAGAAGGGTATAAGTATCCTCTTTTGTAGAATCACCGCAGACAAGCCGATGTTTTCCCAAAATCCATAGATCACCCGGCTTTGTAGTAGCAGGCTTTTTAATTTCTTCATCTACATCAAAATCATCTTCTTTGATCCCATCCTTTAAAGAATCCTTAAATAAGGCATCTAGTTCAACAGAATCAAAACCGGTAAGGGATACATCAAAGTCAGATCCTTGCAGGTCGGCAATCAAAAGCATCAATTTATCTTTATCCCAGTCACCGCTTATTTTATTTAAGGCAATATTGAGTGCTTTTTCATCAGCCAAATTCATATCCACAACAACGCAGTCAATTTCCTTTTGTCCTAGTTCAACCAGTACTTTAAACCTTTGATGGCCGCCTATGATATTGCCCGACCTTTTATTCCATAAAATAGGCTCCACATAGCCGAAGGTTTGAATAGAGCGTTTTAATTTCTCATATTCCGGATCCCCGGGTTTTAAATCTTTTCTAGGGTTATGCTCAGCTGCTTTTAGTTTATCTACAGGTATCCGTTCCAGTTTCAATGCATTTTCCATTTCATACCTCCAATTTCCGAGCAGTTTCTCCAGTGAAGCTTTCCCAGCGTTTCACAATCAGATCACAGTAGGAAGGAGAGAGTTCCATCCCGCAGCATTTTCGCCCCAGCTGCTCCGCCGTCATAAGAGTAGTGCCTGAACCGGCAAAGGGTTCATAGACAACATCACCGATATCGGTAGTTAACTTTATAAAAAATGCTGGGAGCTTAACTGGAAATACCGCCGAGTGTTTTAACGAGTCCTGGTTACCGGGAATGGCAAGCACATTACCGGCCCTAGCAATTCCCTTTTTGAATTTACCGCTGACGCTGATATTACCTGATTTGCCTTTGGATTTATTGGTCCTACTGGAAACTCGAATCTGAGCAGATACTTTTCCCACATCCCGAGGTTTGAATTTGATTTTTTCGGACCGGGTAAAGTGAAAGACATCTTCATGCATATCTACCAGATCAAAGGATAAGGTTTTAAGCTTTTCTTCATCGGCTTCCACAAACTGCACCATCCAGTCGATTTCTTCTTTCTTGGTAAAGAAGTGTACCGGCTCAAAGTCATTTCTTAGGCGATTAGGCCACCCACCGGGAAGGCCGGTCTTAGTCCAGATAAGCTGATCCACATAGCGCCAGCCAGACTCGACCAAGGCAATTATGGTTTTAAATACATAAAGAGAGCGCTGGCCCTTTTCTACATGTTCCTTGATGTTGACAAAAAAGGAGCCGCTATCTTCTAATACCTTATAGACATTTTGGGCCACTTGCAAAAACCAAGCAGGGTAGTCATCTGAGGGTATGCCGCCATAATCATCTTTTCTTTGCATAGCGTAAGGGGGAGAGGTAATAACACAATTAGCTTTTTCCCCGGCCATTAATTTTTCTACTGATTCTATATCGGTGCAATCGCCACAAAGCAGACGATGCTTCCCTAAAAGCCAAATATCCCCCGGTTCGGTTATAGGTTTAGCGGGGGCTTCTTCAGCAAAGCCATCTTCTACAACTTCCTCTTTTAGGCCCAAGAGTTCACTGATCTCCTGATCATCAAAGCCGGTAAGAGATACATCAAAGGCAGCGGCATCAAATTCAGCCATTAGGCTCGCTAACTTATCCTCGTCCCAGTCTCCCTGGATTTTATTAAGGGCAATACTTAAGGCTTTCTCCCGGGTTTCCTCTAAATCAACCACTACACAATCAACTTCAGCTAGCCCTAAATCTATTAATACTTTTAATCTTTGATGGCCGCCTACTACATTGCCGGTCTGTCTGTTCCAGATAACTGGCTCTACATAACCGAACTCAGAGATGGAACGCTTTAGCTTCTCATATTCTTTATCACCAGGTTTTAAATCTTTACGGGGGTTATATTCGGCAGGGATAAGCTTTCCTATTTCAATCTTTTCTAATCGCATATTTATCCACCGCCTTTTTTAGTTCCTCGTATTGATTAACATCCTCCCAGGGAAAAAGACAGCTATTGAAATGACCGTAAACAGCAGTATCGGAATAAATTACATTTCGTAACCGCAGCTTCTCAATAATCGCAGCCGGTCTAAGGTTAAAAACCTCCTGTGCTGCAATGGTTAACACTTCATCTGAGACCGTTCCTGAGCCAAAAGTGTTAACTGAAAAAGCCACCGGGTTTGCTTTGCCGATGGCATAAGAAAGAGCGACCTCGCACCTGTCTGCAAAATCGCTCCATACAATATGCTTTGCTATAAATCTCGCCATGTATGCGCCACTTCTATCCACCTTAGTGGGATCCTTGCCACAAAGGGCTCCACCGCCGTGGGATGCAAGACCCCCATAGGTATCAACCATAATTTTTCTGCCCGTTAAGCCTGTGTCCGCCGCAGGACCGCCAATAACAAATCTGCCGGAAGGGTTAATGAGAATTTCCGTGTCATCATCAAAGGGAAAATCCTCAAAGCAGGGCCAAAGGACATGGTTTAAGATGTCTGCCCTAAGCTCCTTTTGAGTTTTATCCTTATGGTGGTGAATTGAAATTACTATAGTTTTAACCCTAATCGGTTTATCTCCATTATATTCCACAGTAACCTGAGCCTTACCATCCGGAAATATTCCCTTTATTAATTTACCTTTCCTGGCATCATCCAGTCTTTTCACTATTCTATGGGAAAGCAGGAGGGGGAGGGGAAGCATTTCCCGAGTTTCCTTAGTTGCATAACCATATACGGTGCCTTGATCCCCGGCACCGATAGAACCATAAGGATCACTAATGCCGTTTCTTGTTTCTAAAGCTGTATCCACACCTGCAGCGATATCGGCGCTTTGGCGATTCACGAATACATAGATCAAAAACTTAAGGGGGTTATACCCAACCTTTCTTAGGACATTTCTTATAATAAAGCGAAAGTCTATTTTATCGCTACAGGTGATTTCACCCGCCACGATAATTTTGCCTTTGGTAACCATTACTTCGCAAGCTACCCGGGATGCTTTGTCTTTACGAAGGCAGGCATCGAGGATGCTATCTGCGATTAAATCACATAATTTATCGGGATGCCCTATGCAGACACTTTCTGCTGTTAGATATCGTTTCATATTCATAAAAATATCTCCAATCATAAAAAATTCTTATTTTTAAGTTGACACTTATGCGGGTCGGTAGTACAATATTGTTATCAACTGGTTAGGTAGTACAATTAAAAGGGGGAATTAAAATGCCACGTAAAAATTACATGACAATTAATGCTCATGAAACAGTTCAGCAAATGTTCGATGAATTTGTATCCCGTAGGAAGGTGCAAAAAACGGTTGCCTTAAATGACATGCTTGAAATGTATATGCTTGCTAAAGATGAAGACCTATATATGGAGCTTAAAAGGAAATATCTAAACATTGAAACCGTTAAACAAATGTTATCCGATAGGGATAGTGATTCAGTTCACGATGCCGAAGAACTATTTATATTTATTAAACTGAGTTTTTCATATGACAACAATGGTAATGAATACGATGGCCACGAAACTATGCAAGCTTACATATCCGATGAAGCAATTCGTGGTTATACTTGGTTTTCAACCCAGGCCCTTTATTATGGGATGTCCCAAAAGAGAGTTGATGAATACAATAAAGCTATAAGTTCGGGGAAAAAAGTAACACTAATATTTGCCATAGGCGAAAAAGCCGGAGGTAAAAATGATATTGCGTACAAAGCTGAAATTGTGGAAATCCTTTCCTACAAACAGCCAGAAACCTTACCATCAAATGATTATCCTTCCTTATGGCATGGTGAAAGCGCCAGAATATGGATCAAACTTAAAAATATCCAGGTGGAAAACACCCTTACTGCTAGGCTGTTTGAGGTAACTTCAACCGGCGCTGATCTTCAAGAAGTTATAAATAAAAGCCAATACCATTTTGGATATGTGAATTTAAGGTAATGTCCAAAGGCAACTACTAAACCAGTTGCCTTTTATTTGCCCCTCCGGGCAGTGAGCAGACGTTCCATAACATCATCTTGTGGATTTGCCCCCTTATATTCACCGACGCAATTTTCCCTAACGATTTGAAAAATCTCATACCATAATCGGTTAGTTTGGGTCATATAGTTCTGACCCATAGCCACATAGGGACTTTGAATAGCGTTACCCGTTGTTGGATGCTTGGCTAAAAAGCCATATTCAGTTATTGCTTCTTCGCATTGAATCCATCTGGCCACACTCATGGCATAACGTTCAAGAAGCTGAGGGGAGACGAGGGAAGAACAACCTCTTTCATCTAGCCACTTCCAAGTGGTTTTATATATTTCCCCCGCTACCAGTGCCTTGCCATCCTTTTGGATAGCCTCAAGCATTTTATTTGGCTCTGGCATTTCCCGACCTTTAAGGTCTGCTGTATTTGTAAATTCCATAACCATAAGCTTCCTGCCGCCTGGGTTACCTTCAGCGATTTTATCAGCTAAGGGCTTCTTTTTTGCCCCAGATCCAATTCGAGCACCGCCTCTATTAGTGCCGTCTTTGGCCATATTTTCATCACCTCATTTTTCTCTTGCCCTATTCCCCCCTTTGAAACTGCGTTTTTTTACGCAAAGCCCCCCGCCGCTGTCCGCTAAAAAAGGTTTTAGAGATTTGACCTCCCCCACCGGTCACCGCTTTCAGCAGTGATTCGGGAGTGGCAGGATTTACAAAGAGACATGAGGTTGCTCTTCTCGTTTCCTCCGCCCTTCGATAGGGGAAGGATGTGATGGACTTCCTCAGCAGGGGTAAGCCTGCCTTGCCTTTGGCACTCTTCACAAAGAGGGTGGGCCTTGATGTATCTATCACGGATGCGTTTCCATGCACGACCGTATCGTTTGTTGGATTCAGGGTCACGTTGATGTTTGTTGTAATTTCTATTCATAGTTTTTTGGTGTTCAGCGCAGTATTGCCCGTCATTGGCGAGCCGACCGCAGCCGGGGTAAGAACAGGGTCTTTTAGGCTTCCTTGGCATTTTCTCACCTCAATTCTGGCATAAGAAAAGCCCCCGCAGATTTTTCCGCGAAGGCCCTGGATCTTTATATTTATCTACCCTGATAGTATCACAAAAGCAATACTGACAAACAGTGACATTAGGTGACAACTTTAAGGAATTTGAATTATTCCAACCGCATCATCGTGTATTCGGTAGACATGCCGCACGTTATATCCCATATCAACAGCGATCTGTTCCCAAGTATCAAAACAAAGGTATCGTTTCTCAAGGAGAGTCTGATACTCAGTGTTATTGACTGTCTTAATGACTCCTACAATCTCCCGCTTTAAATCCACTAAACGATCAATGTCATTATTTATTTCTGCTTGCAGGTCCACGATTTTAGCCACTGCATCTGCCATTTTGGATGTTGCCCGGTTAGGATTCTTCGGCATACCAGTAAGAGTGGATGTCGCTTTTGAAGCAAGCTCGTTAAGTGAAGCCACCTGTTCTAATTTACTATTTATCCGTTGGTCCAGGCGATATGCCTGTTCGAGATATTCCTTTGCCGTCATCATATAACCTCCCCCTTAAGTTTTTCTATAAGCATCTCAGGGTCAACTGCAGTAAGCGATGCGTACCAGTCGGAACGGAAAAACCGCTCTACTTCACGTTTTGTATATAAAGCAGACTTATTCTTGGGATGCTTTTTCAGTTTTTTAAGTGAGTCGCGGTAGTCCCTGACAGCCCGCAGGATGATGGCATTTGCCAGCATTTCATAGGGATCCTTCATGCGGTTTTTCTCCTTTCCGTTAGATTTATCTTGACTGCATTAATAAGGTCGGACTGGGTTTTTTCTTTTTTGCGAATCGCCGTCATAACCTGTTCATCAATGGTTCCTTTGGCAACGATGTGGTGGATAACCACCGTGTCCTTCTGACCTTGCCGCCATAGACGGGCATTGGTCTGCTGATATAACTCAAGAGACCAGGTAAGGCCGAACCAGATGAGGGTGGAACCGCCGCTTTGAAGGTTTAGTCCATGTCCTGCAGAAGCAGGGTGAATAACTGCAATCTGAATATCCCCACGGTTCCAATCAGCGATGTCCTTTGACGTTTTGATCTGTCTAACATCAAACCGTTTGCAGATTCGTTCAAGGTCGTGGTTGTACCAGTAAGCAATAAGCACAGGCTTGCCGTTTGCACCTTCAATTAAATCTTCAAGGGCATCCAGCTTGCGGTCATGGATTAGATGAGCCTTACCATCCTCATCATAAACAGCACCGTTTGCCATCTGCAGGAGCTTGCCGGAAAGAACAGCTGCATTCATTGCATCAATCTCATCATTTTTTAGTTTAATGACCATGTCCTCGCGGAAGCTATCGTAAATATCTCGCTCAGTTGGACTTAAGTACACCGGCACCTCATTTATCACGCATTCAGGCATTTTTAAGAAATCAGTAGATTTCATAGAAATGGTAATGTCGGAGATGAGTCTGTATATAGCTTTTTCTGCACCCGGTAGGGGCTTGTATGAAAAGACCATCTGCTGGTTTCTTTTATCTGGGGTAAAAAAATTATTACGGTAATGGGTGATATACCTGCCAAGTCTTTGACCCATGTCGAGGATACGAAACTGCGCCCATAAATCCATAAGTCCGTTGCTGGATGGAGTACCCGTAAGACCCACAATGCGTTTTATCTTAGGTCTTACTTTTAAAAGGCTTTTAAAGCGCTTGGCACTGTAGGATTTGAAGGAGGATAACTCATCGATTACCACCATATCGAAGTCAAACGGGAGATTGCTCTTGCTCACAAGCCAGTCTACATTTTCACGGTTGATGAGGTAGATATCTGCTTTGGCCACGAGAGCGTTTCTTCGTTCCTGTTCTGTGCCGATTGCCACGGAATAGGTAAGGCTGTGAAGGTGATCCCATTTTTCGATTTCAGCAGGCCATGTATTTCTAGCTACCCGGAGGGGCGCTATAACCAGGACTTTATGTGCATCGAATCGGTCAAAGAGAAGGTCGATTATTGCTGTCAGAGTAATCACGCTTTTGCCAAGGCCCATATCAAGTAGAATCGCTGATACCGGATGCTCCAGTATGAAGTTGGTTGCATATTTCTGATATTCATAAGGACTGTATTTCATCAAGCACACCTCCAATCTGCTCCGCACTGTCAATGCAGTAAACTAAAAAGCCAAGTCGCTCTAACTGCCTTTTTCTGCGTACTTGCAATGGTCGCATTTTTCTCCCCGGCGCTTTAAGTTCAATAAAGGCTATCTTCCCATGGGGTAATAGCACTAAGCGGTCAGGCACCCCATTGATACCGGGGGTAGTAAACTTAAATGCGATACCTCCCATGTCTTTTACTGCTGCCATCAGTTTTTGCTCTATATATTTTTCAGTCATTTTTACCTCCCATCTGACACAAGAACACAAGTTATCACAACTTTCCCCTATATTTACTTACGCGCGTGCGCGTGCACGTGCACAGGTTTCTATTCTGTATCTATAAAAAGCATTTTGAATATAAGGGGAAAAGTTGTGTTGTGACGGATTCTTGTGTTCTTTATCCTCCATATTGGTAAAGCCGCTGCCTGCCGTAAATGGGCTGACGCTTAATAATCTGAGTTCGCTCCCATCCGGGCATTTGAGCCATCATTGCTGCAATACCGTAGCTGTCTGAAGGTTTAAGTTCTTGCAGACTTTTGCCAAAACATTCGCACCATATTTCAGCGTTGCTCACCTCGGTTCGGACAATGTTTCCGGTACGTTCCGGACTTCCGAACTCGTTTCCTGACAGGTAGTTCCGACGGGCGAACAGGTCCATATCGTTCCAATCATCTGGCAGTCTGGCATTTAGGTACTCTTCAATCATGCCAACACGCTCATCCGCCTCCAGAGCAGCTTTTTGTTCCTTTTCGGCTTCTTCCAAAATGCCGCCCTCAAGATACAGTTTTTCGCCGGATTTCCATATTTCTTTGGCTTCTGCCCAGAATTGACGTCTGTATTCTTCGGTAAAGTCCCATGTTTTTTTCTGTTTTTTCTGATGCACTTTGATTATCCAGAAACGGCGGTTGCCGGTAATATCGCGCAGGTAACCACGCTCGCCATTAACAGTGGCTATTATAATGCACTGCCTTGGATGGCTCTCCACAACTTTGCCGTAAGATGGGCGGTACTTGTCATCAGATGTGGAAAGAAAGGCTTTGACCTTTTCTATGTCAGCTTTCTTCATGCCCGCAAGTTCTCCGATTTCAACCACCCAAAACCCCTGAAGCTTTTCGGCACCTGACTTATCGTCCATATCGGTGAGGGAAAGGGTTTCCGAATAATAATCTGCTGTTACAAGGTCTTTTACAATCGTGCTTTTGCCAATTCCCTGATCTCCGTCAAGCACCGGAACGCAGTCAAATTTTATGCCCGGGACATAGATTCGTGCCACAGCAGCTGCGAAGGACTTTTTAGTAACTGTTCGGATATACTCTGTGTCATCAGCTTTTAGATAATTTATGAAAATTTCTTCTACACGTTTTACACCATCCCAGGTGGGAAGGGAGTCAAGGTAGTCCCTGATGGGGTGAAAGCGCCTGTCGTCAGCTACCTTGGTAAATGCAACATCATGGTTTCTGCTTGAGAAAGGAAGGTAGCGGATATCAATCATTGACTTAAGTTGCGCTGTATCGGCATCCCTCCAGAAACTGTTGCCTTCCGGTCTTTCCCACGGGAGCGGTCCCGTGACCTGAATGCGGTTTGCCAGTTCGTTATATGCAAAGTTTCTAAAATCAGGATCGTTGTTAAGAATAAGATTGAGGTTATATACGCTGTTTTCGAGAAGGCTAGTTCTCGGCTGATATCTGAGCTTCGTCCTCCAGTCATCGCCTATTTCAGTAAAATCAACCTCGGCCTCCTTAAGACGCTCTTCAGCTGCAAAGATTTTTATTTCATCAAGCCCCATGGCGAACTCGCACATATCCTTGAACGATTTTTTATCATCATCGCCGAACTTATGAATACGGACTATATCAAAGGCATTGCAAAGTTTAAGGTAGGCAGGATCTTTCGCGTGGTGACTATAGACAAATTTACCCCCGTCTTTTATTTCAACGCCTGCCATACTGCTTGATTCTATAAGGTGATATCTGTTCTCATTTTCTGTCGGCTCATATACATCAGCCAGAAACGCTTCAATTGCTTTTGAAATGGGGGAGTATACCCTGTTAAAAAGACCTACGATCCCTTCCTTTTCGAGAGGATTCTGTACCTTTTGGATAGACACCGTATTTGCCTTGCTTTCCCTTGGTGAAGTCGGCAATCTTGTAGGGTCTCTCCATTCGGGGTGGGCTTCTAAAATTTCATCAGGGTTGAGCCATTTTTTATCTGTTTCCTTGTATACAAAGTCTCCATTGGACGGGGTGGAAGGCCAGTACATTAGCTGGTTTGGCTGATAGGAACATTCATCGAAATAATCGATTCCGAGCATTTGCGCAAGGTATCTTGAAACCGCCACAAATTCTTCTGGCGTAACATCCCTTGTCAATGGGAAAATTAGCCGAACTCTCGGATTATCCGCGGTGCTGCTATGGGTTGAATAAAGGACTGATGTATAAGGGGCGATTGACTCATAGTTTTCAAGGAAAGCTTTATCGATTCTATCACCGTCTAAAGCAATCATAGAGCGCAATTCTACGGTATCGATTTTTCTACGGCCGCCTTTCAAAGCTCCTGCGACGAAACCACCATGGTCCTTTGCATTATCCTTTTGAGCCTTATTGAATCTTGAATACTCTTCGGCGGATTCAGGGGTGCGTATGGTAACTTTTAACCTTTCCTTTAGTTCATCTAAAGAGATGGTTTTATTGACCCACTTTTTTGCCTGCCGGCTGCTGCCGTAGGCAATAGCTAATTTTCGCATTTAGAATCCCCCTTTGAAACTATCACCATCTCGGATTCAGTTAGGAATTTATAGTCTTTCGAGGAATACATAGTATTGTTATTGAAACGGTTCTTGCCTTTCAGATAGGGTTTGATCCAGATACGTTTTCCCGAACGGCAGATTCTCCAATGCCCTGCAACACCCCAAAGTGTTAGCGTTATTTCATGTTTGTTGTGGTTGGTAGCAGTTGGCAAGGACTCATCCTTATCAAGCGTAATACTGATAAGCCGCTGCACTTTAACGACCTGCGTATTTTTTGCAGGTCTTTTTCTCGCTTCTAAAATCTGGTTCCGTGGAAATTTTGTATGCCTTAGATGCACGAATTCTGGGCGATGTATCAGCCGAAATTGAATACCATTCCATAGCCAGCCAAGCCATGCATATATTCCGGTTAAACTCTTGTGGTCATATAGTTGCTGACCGCTCAAGTCATTGAGAGACCAAGGAACGATATGAAAACAATTGCTTCCTTTGTCGGTAGTAAACAGGGCTGTGCCGATATCTTCATAACCACCGCCATAATGCGCGCCAAAATGAAAATGCAATTCACATGCGACTGTGTCGTACTTATCTGTAACAAATTCCGCATCGATTCCATAGATGCACAATTCCTCGTCGTCCGGATTTGCTACTTGTGCGATATTATGGAGTTCGTCAGGCATTTCCTCAAGTAATAGAGATATTTTAAACATTGGAAGTGCTGCTTCTGAGGGAGCAATAAGGTCGCACGCCTTACCAAGGTCATGAAGATCTTGAGCAATTTTAGAATCAAGAATCACACTGTCAGGCCCGGGCAGCAGTGATTTTTGACCAGTAGCCTCATAGATGGTGCGATCTTCACCAACGGAAATATCCCATACAGTTTTAGGTGCGATTATATGATTTCGTTTCATTCTGATACCTCCTTATACTCTAAGCCGAAATATTTAACCCCCTGCCCACGTTTATTAGCCTTGGCAATCTCGATAGCCATTCCAGCAGATATGTGGTCACCGAAAACCCATACTTCCTGGCACTTGCTCATAATGACCAAATCTATGAAAAGGGCCAGGTCACGCTCCTTGGGATTGTTGTCATCCATGAACTGTGGCAGGAGCAGATGCATGGCGATGGGAATACAGCCGCTGTTAAGCACAAAACGGCAATGCTCCCGTGCTTTTTTCACATTTTCCTCCACATTCCCGGAATAAGGGGAGCAGATATATACAAGCGGTCTGAAAGGCATCTTTTTTGACTCTCTTTCAATTCGAATCAAAGCTTCGTATGCAGTTGGGTCATAGTAGCCTTCTGCGTTATATTTTTTAATGCTCATGGGTTTTTTGTCCTCCATACTTTTCAATTAGATCCTCCCGGCCAATTTCCACCAAACGCCTTAAGCTTTTGTCTCTTGCATTCTCGGCTTCTTCTTTTGTTCTATAGAAGGGGCATACATTGTCGGGGAACTCTGTAATCTTAAGAGCAAGGCAGTAACCTGCTTTATTTGCGAAACAATCAGAGTGTATATTGCATTTTGGAAAATCTTTTTTCATAATCATTCTCCTAATCTTTTTTATAAAATTTACATTCGAAGCCATCGGCTCCAAGCAGCAGTCCCTTTGCCCAGGTAGGTCTTTTGGCCATAATTTGGCATATTTCATCGATAGAGGATTTGCCTATCGGCACCTCAAGAACGGCTTCATCATGGACGTGCATGACAATCTCAAATCCTGAAGAGGAGAGACGTTGCATAGCTTCCGTCAAAATGTCACGGGCAGTGGCCTGCACGATGTTTTCCACAAACTTGGGACCGTAACTTTCGATGCGTTCCCATTTCTTAGTGCCGCCGACGCCTTCGTAAGTCACGCAATCAGAGCCAAACCGGTTGACTCCGATTCTCGGCTTTACATACACAAGGTTTCTGCCGGAGGGTAGGGTAATTAAGAGCATTCCGCTTAGATAGGTAAAACGGATGCCACGGGTTTCTGTGGTGGTTTTCTGTCTAACTGCTGTCATAGCCGCTTTGTCCACATCCCACCAAAACTTTACGATGCGGGGATTGGACTGACGCCAAGCGGTTACAAGAGGCTGTAGTTCTTCCTCCAGAACACCCATTTGCAAAGCTCCCATAGCCTTGAGTGCGCCGGTGGAGCCGCCATAGCCAAGAGCAAGTTCTGCGATTTTGCCTTTTTGCCGCAAATGTCCGTTAATACCGTTTTTCTCAACCGGCACATGGAACATCTGTGAAGCGGATGCACAGTAAATGTCACCGCCGTTTGCAAAGACATCCATTCGCCATTTCTCACCTGCAAACCAGGCGATGATCCGGGCCTCAATTGCAGAAAAGTCAGCAACGATAAAGCGGTAGCCGTCTTTTGGAACAAACGCTGTGCGGATAAGTTCTGAAAGGACACTTGAAGTACTGTCGTAGAGCATATCTACGGCATCAAACAGTCCTGTTTTTATAAGGTTTCTGGCAGCTTCTAAATCAGGCAGATGGTTTTGCGGGAGATTTTGCACCTGCACTAGGCGTCCCGAGTTTCCTGTCACCCAGACCTTGCCGTTCCTTCTGGCCATAAAATATCCCGTGGGCGTTTCTGCGCAATAGACAACTCCGTTAAACTCCATTACTTTAGGCTTGCTTCTTATTTCGTGGCAATTTTTAGGTGTCAGCCAGATATCCACAACATAAGCGTCACTCCAGTTTGGATGTTCTGCGCTTCTATTCTTGACCTTAAGTAGTGCACATCTGCCCGTTATATGTGCAAACGCCTGGATAATATCGGCGTTTTGTTTATTAGAAGTCACATACTGAATACTATTTTTTGCACTTCTATAACCATCCCAATGAACCAATTCATCGAAAAAGACATCTGCACTCTCGTCAAATAGCCATGTGCCAAAGGTTTTATTCTGAAACATTCTTAGACAGATTGGAATGTGACGGGCATAGAGCGTAAACACATATCGCGTATGCATTTCCTCGTTGTAGGTGCTCAGCGAATACATAATATCGGCAGCACAAAGTAATTCCTTGCACCGTGCCACTTTACGCTCTTTATAAAAAGTCAGCCTTATATTTCCTTCAGCGGTATAGTGTCCGTCAGCTTGCACCATGACAAGCACCCTGAGGTACTGATGCTCCATGCCGGGACTAGTCCGCCTGTAACCTGTAAATGGTATGCTTGGGCGGTATTTTTCCATGTTGGAAACGGTATCAACTAGCCACTCGCCACCGTATCTTCTCTTGACATACATCCTGTGGTCTGGAGTGCTTAACTGTGATATCCTCTTGTCTGTGTATTCATACAGGCTACCTTTGTATGGAAACTGCAGAGCGGCGGATTTTTGAAAGGAAACAGTCTCGCCGATAGGATTCCAGCAGGCTATTTTTCCACCATTCCACTCATCAAGCCGTTTCCAACCGTCTAAGGTCAGGACTTCATGATCACCAGTCAGACACCATCTGCCAGTTCTGTTCGCACCGTAAAACTGGATCAGACCTCTGGCTCTGCCGTCTGAACCGGCCACGTTTTCCATGGCGGTGTATTTCTTGACCGATGATTTAGCGAGTTTCTGGCGAAGGGACAGTACTTCTTTTAGATTAGGTGGAGCGGTTTTTATAAGTTCTGTAACCGCAGCTTTGCCGAGGGTATCTGTTTCAAGGCCGTTGTCGGCAAGCCACTCCTTCATCTGTTGTACAGAACCCGGGTTTTCGAGATTGGTCAGGTTTTGCATAAGACCACGCAGTTTTGTTTTCGTAATTTCATCACAGCGGATAGCCTGTCTGACAAAATCCATATCAAGGGCTATCCCGCGGTCGTTGATGCTCTGGTCGAGCCTGTAGTTGTCCCATTCCGTATCCGGTACCGGGAATTTTGAGAGTTTTTCTTGAATGCATATCTCGGTCTCTACATCACGCTTGTTGTAGGCTTTGAAGAGTTTCCATTTCTCCATGTCGTGTTGCGGTAGATTGCGTCTACGTCCGCCGTTTGCCTTAGTAGCGGCGCAGGGAACGCAGAAATATTTAATGAGGTTTTTGCCTTCCTGGAGTTTCTGTTTTTCCAAGCCAAGAACTGCACCGGCTCCTTCAAGGGAGAGGGGGAGGCCGAGTGTAGCTGACCACACCATTGTGCAATGCCATCCATCAGGGTCGAGGTAAGTGCCTGTGGGAAACCCGAGAAAACGGGATAAGCAGATACGCTCGAACTGCGCATTGAATGCCCATTTTGTAATGGTGGGATCAGACAAAGCGGATACGATGACCGGAGGAATCTTCTCGCCGCAGGCAAGGTCTATAACTTGCACCTCTCCGCCGTCAATGGAGTAGCCGAAGAGCAATATTTCAAAGTCCGGTGATTGAGAGTAACGATAAACACCACATTTGGCGAGGTCGATACTGCTGTATGTTTCAATGTCACAAGATAAAGTCGTTATTTTAGCCATCCGGATTTCCTTCACTTCCTTTCTAGGGAAATAGGGTGAGGGCGGAATACCCGACCCCACCCACCACATATGATGTTTTGCCTAGGCGAGGAAATCATCATCATCTAAGGATGTGAAGTCATCAGAAGCCGAGGATCTGTTGCCAAGGGGTTCGCCGTCTTTAATCTTCTGGATATTGCCCAGACCGCAGGCAACACCCTTGTTGCCGTTGGAATTGAAAGCATAAAAATTAAGGGATACCCTACCGTAGCAACCACTGTAGACTTCATCACGGTCAAGGATGGGCTTGACTGCTTTGTCCACAATCTGGGGGGCTGTTATGCTGTTGGCATTAACGAAAAAGTGTCCTTTGTATGCCTCGTCATCACGCTCAATATCGCCATCGCGGAGTGGCAATTTAATAGCAGCCTTATTTGGCTTCTTGCCCCCGAACTTGGCGATGCCTTCTTCAATAGCAGCATCTACCGCCATCTCGATTGCCTTGATGGTTTCCGCGTCGGATTTAGGAATAAGTACAGAAACGCTGTATCTTTCTTTTCCGCCGTTGATGGATACTGGTTCCCAACCGTGAAAATAGCTAAGACGGGTGTTAACACCGGTTATAACCTTGGTTTTACTGTTTTTCTGATTTGCCATATTAATCAATCCTCCATAATTTCATTAAAGTCGTTAGTTGCGCTTGATACGTTTAAAGCTGGTCGTTTATCTGTAACAGCGACGAGAGTCGGCTTGCCCGGTGGTTTGTATACGAGGTCACCGAGAACCTCATTGAACTTGGCTTTGCCCATCAACTTTTCAAATTCCGTAAGTGTGATAAGGGTCTGCCTGTAGATGTCCTTATAGCCATTGGCTTTGGCAGCTTCGGCAACGGCATCTTCGTCTTTAAATTTCCTAATGCTACGGCCTGCCACAATCTTGTAACCGGACCACTGTTTGCCGTGGTTTAAGGCGGCATCAGTGGCATAGGCCAGTATGTCGTTTGCCCATTTGGTGATGTCGCTTAGTTTTCCTAAGACATTTTCGATTTCGGCATCTGTTAAAAGCGGTGGGAGACGAAACTCTGATTGAGCCAGCTTCAGTTTTTCTTCGGCTCTTGCACGACACTTCACAGCGGCACGACAGAAGGTACACCAGTCGCCGGGGCAATATTCGCCTTCGCCCTTGAAGGCAAGTTCAGCCTTTGGCTTAAGTTCGTTTTCCGCCCAGTCCCTTAGTTCATCTGCCGGGATGGTCCAAGTGCTGACATTATCCCTGCGGGGTTGGAAAACCGTCATAGACACCTCGTCAATGTCATAAAGGCTGTCGTAGATTTCCAAAGCACCGAGGCTGTAGAGCATCATTTGGCTATTCTGCTCTGAATTTACAATTATTCCCATTCCGTATTTGAGATCAATAATGTGCAAGGTCTTATCAGAGATAATGATGCAGTCACCTGTGCCAAAGCCATCCGGCACATATTTAGAGAAGTCCAGGTGCTGTTCAATCAGCACCAGTGGGTCGGAGCAGGTCTGATTTGCCAGCTCCAACTGCTCAAGTACAAAATCCACATAGGCATCTGTGTATTCGTCCATCTCGTCACAGTCAAAGGGAGAGAGAGGTTTTTTACTACGCATCTTCAATGCTTTACGCAGTTTGTGTTCGGCTAAGGCGTGTGCAGCAGTACCCTCGGCAGCGGCTGAAGACTCGTTATCATCGAATTCCAATTCAAGCCGGGCAGCGGGAGTACATTTTGTCCACCTATGGGAACTGGATGCGGAAAGGACTGCGTGTCTACCCATTGGCAAGTACCTCCGCATCCGCAAGGAGGGACCCGTACTCGCTGGGGTCGATATCACTTAAGCGGTTTGCCCCGTGCTTAATAAGTAGTGTCTTAACCTGGGCAGTTTTGCCGCTTTGACTGATCGGCGTAAGCACGGCTCTGACATCTTCAACTGAGATGGTCTTTGCTGTAGGCTTAACTTCCGGTGTTTCTTGAGTGGTCGGCTTTTCTTCGGACTCGGCTGAAGGTTCATCACTTGCGACAGCGTTTGCCAATGTACGCAGGCTTTCTGTCAGCGACTCCAAGTCGTGCACCACATCAAGAAGCAGTTTTATTCGGCTCATGTTCAGCACCTCCTTTCCCAATTTCGTGAATTTCTACCGACTGAACGCTCTGTCCGGGAGTGAGTACCAGAACCTCGGTAAACTCACCGAAAAGAAAATTCAGAAGTCTTTGCGGTATCTTGCTGATCCCGCTTTTGATGACGGCTTTCTTTTGAGAGCCATCTTTTCGTGCAATATTGATTTGCACTTTGTGTTGCAGATTCATAGGCTTTACCTCCTGTGTCAGACGGGTCTGCACCCGGAGGAAGGGATAGGCTTTATGTAGCTCCTTATCTCTTCCGCTACTTAAAGCCGAAATTATTAACCCCCTCCTGAAATGCAGTAATTATGCGGCTTTAGAGGATGCCTTGCTCTGCAAACAGCTTCCTTAACCGGGCGATGATTTTGCTTTTGCGGTTATGGATTGCCGTAACAGATTTACCTTCTTCATTGGCAATCTCAGTGAGTTGGCGTTGGCTGCCAAACAGGTCGTAAATTAGGTCAATTTGCTGAGGAGTGAGTTTTTCCATTAGCGTCAACAGCTGCTCAACGAGCGGATTAGGTTCGTCTGACTTCTGCTCTAAAAGAAAGACTGGGTCGGTTTTGCGTGTACCAAGATTTTCAATAGGGTCACCGATAGAATCATCTGGGTCGCTTTCGTACCTGGACTTTTTGTTTTCTGTACCGTAGTCCCGATTCTCTTGTTCGTAACGATCACCAAGGTCAGCTGCGTGGTCGAAATCATTGAGCATGATAATATGCTCTTCTGTTACGCCGTCTTGACCTGCGGTGATCGTGATAGGAAGATTCTTTTTGGCTTCTTCATTCCAGTGCCAGTAGGTGTAGGTGGTTGGTTGTTTCTTTTGGGACATAAAAATCGACTCCTTTGGTTTTCAAAATTTTGGTTTTGAAATCCGCCAGAGCCGATAAATCCGCCAAGACACAGAAAAACGGCAGGAGAACCCCTTGTTCAGGGATTCCGCACTGCCGTATCGCGTTCGGGCGGATTTCTCTTATTCAGTTATAAAGACTTATTACAATTGATTCTGGTGTCGGCCTTTGGTTTTGTTGTATGCCTTACTTCAATAGGGCCAGCAGGTACTAAAAGAGTAGTAATATTCCTGCCATCTACGATCTCCACTATTCCTGTTTCTTCATTAATACTACATGCAATGTGGTGAGAACTTGGGTGCCGGACAGGTTTCATCACCTTTTTATCTGCGCTCAACTTGGGAGGAGGATGTGATTTAGGTGCTGCCGTCAATGCCCTATAAGTTTCATTATCCTCCTTAATGTTGACATTAGGGTACACAGAGGTTAAAATAAAAAGCGTCTCGAGACTCTCTGTAGGGAAAGCTTTCAATAAGCCGCTTATAAGTTTTTTACCACCTTTGCGTTGGCCATTGAGAAAGCGATTTGCTTCCGCACGTGAGATGTCCATTCGCCGGGCAAGTTCGCTTCCACTCCAATCATGCTCACGAACAAGCTGTCTTATGTAGTTAAGATTTGGTTCCAATCAGCTACACACCTCCTTGTAAATGTTTCCTTTAGGTTATATTATAGTCGGCTTGTACCCGATTGTCAATATAACACGCTTCAATATTGTGTAAGAGAAACATTGGCGTGTTTTGGTTACAAATTGAATTTTAGTGTTGCCTTTTGGTTACGCTAATGTTATAATGATTGTCAAGGAGGTGCGCCAAATGAATAATATCGGAGACTTTATAAAAGAAAGACGGCTTGCTAAGGAGTGGTCGAAGCGTGCCTTGGCGGAAAAGGCTGGGATCAGCCATTCTGAAGTACACCGTATTGAGAATGGCGAAAGACTTAATCCTTCTGTGCCTGTGCTGTACGCGCTTGCAGAGGCTCTGGGCATACCTAAGGAAGAGGTTCTACGTCAGGCTGGATATATAGCAGACGATGGCGATGTTCCTTTAATTGAGAAGGTTTTTCCCGACCTAAAAACTGAGAAGCAGCAGCAGACTGCTCAAAAAATCGTCGATGGGTTATCTCGTAATGGAGACTTAAAGGATTCTGATTACGACAACCTTGTAAGGCAGGTGGAGATGTTTTTAGAGTATGCAAAAAAGAGCAGAGATTCCGAGTAAACCGAGATTCTCGCTTGCAACTAAAAAGGCATATGAACTGCTTGCCGAGTTGGAAATTTGCGAGTTTCCGGTAGACCCGAGAAAGATTATCAGACATTTTCCCAGTTGGCACTTAAAGGGCTGGCTGGAGCTTCAAGTGAATACAGGTGAAACGGACCCCCTCAATTTAAACAGTGAAAAGGCAGAAGCCAAAACTGTCAAGCTGAGAGGTTCTGATGACTATCTAATCGTATACGACGAGCGGGTGGATAACATTCAACGCATACGCTGGACTCTTGCGCATGAAATCGGTCATATTGTAATGGGACATCTTATCCAGTTTGATGCTACGGCTCTAAACAGACGAGGTTTAACGCAAGAAGAACATGGCGTGTTGGAAGTTGAAGCACATTGTTTTGCATCTGACCTACTTGCACCGAAGACCATTATCCGGAGATTCGATTTTCAAAATGATCCGCAGGGCATAGCATTAATCTGCGATATCTCAAGGGACGCCGCTGAGAGACGACTCATAGAGATAAAAAGGATGGATTTTGGTTATTACCCTACAGAAAATCGTATATTACGTAACTTCTACAATCACTTAAGTAATGGTGGTTTCTATCAAGCTGTACATGACACAGCTTGTAGATTTTATCCTTCAGTGATATATGAGGATCTGTGTAAGTACAGCCGAGTTTGCCGGCAATGTAATAGCTTTGTGACAGATGATGAATCCAAGCACTGTACAGCCTGCGGTTCAAAGATGCCTTTGCCACATTTATATATGCCCCTAAAAAATTTAAGTGGTGGAGTCTTTAACATAGGCTGGTCGTTTTATTTGGAGGGAAACCACTACTATGAGATACCAATGGGTAAGAAGGGGCGATTAGATTTTTGCCCGATATGTCGGGATGCTGAATCAATAAAAAATAAGGACATCTGCGAAGTTTGCGGAACTCCAACGGTGAACCGTTGCACAGGAGAGGGCAAGGAACTTTCTCACGCATACCGTTACTGCCCCGATTGTGGAGCAGAAACAACGTTCAAAGCGATATATGACATATTGCCGGAACGCCTAAACACAGAGAACGTCCAAATTCCGGACTGCTTTGATGACTACATAGAGTGCGACTATTGGCAGTTCGTTGTAATGACAATTGGTTATTGGGAAAAAGAGTTACCTATATATGCCGCCCTGGAAGACAGCATAGCATTCTACGATTGTGAGGATATGGTTATCTTCGTCCGCAGCAATAAAGAAGCTGATTGTGTTCAAAAGGGCATAGGGGTAATTCTGACCTGTCTTACAAAATACGGCGAATCACCGGTAAAGAATATCAGTGTGGCTGTAGCTGAAATGACAGCTTAAAAAGGACAACATGCGCATATGTCCATAAGCGCAAAATATTAAGGAAACTAAGGGAGATATATCATGCCAAAACTAACAATATCACAACTCGAAAGCCATCTGCTCAAGGCAGCAGATATTCTGCGTGGCAAGATGGATGCTTCCGAGTTTAAAGAATATATTTTCGGAATGCTGTTTTTGAGGAGGCTTTCCGATAATTTTGCACAGAAGCGTAAACAATTGGAAGCTGAATACAAAGACGACCTGTCCCCAGAGGAGTTGGCGGATTTTCTTGAGGATAAGACGTCTTATGGCAGCACCTTTTTCGTACCGAGAGAAGCTCGCTGGGAGTGCGAGGACAACGGCGACGGTTGGAAGGGTATTCTACATGTAAAAACCGAGGTTGCTTCCAAGCTAAAGCGTGCCCTTGTTGCTATTGAAAAGGAGAACAGTCAGCTTGATGGAGTTCTCCGTAATATAGACTTCGCAAAGAAGGTGAAGTCCAAACAAATTATTACTAATGAGCGCTTGGTACAACTCGTACAACACTTCAACAAGTATAAGCTGACAAACGACAACTTTGTCTTTCCAGATTTGCTTGGTGCAGCCTATGAATATATGATTAAAAACTTCGCGGACTCCGCCGGGAAAAAGGGTGGCGAATTCTATACACCGTCACCGGTTGTTCAACTTATGGTGCGGCTTATCAAACCACAGGAGAACATGACCGTGTACGATCCGACGGTAGGCAGCGGAGGCATGCTCATCCACAGTAAGCAGTATGTGGAGGAGCAAGGTGGCGATGGTAAGAAGCTCGCCCTTTTCGGACAAGACGATGCAGCGACCGTATGGTCAATCTGTAAGATGAATATGATTATGCATGACATCCAGGATGCAGATATCCAGCATGGTGATACACTCATGGAACCGCATTGGCAATCTGATGGCAAGGTGAAGCAGTTTGATCGTGTCATTGCGAATCCACCATTTTCACAAAACTATTCAAAAACGGACAAAATGCAGCTTCAGAACCGCTTTGCTTATGGTTGGGCACCCCAATCCGGTAAGAAAGCGGATTTGATGTTTGTTCAGCATATGATTGCCAGCACGAAACCGGAAGGCATGATGATTACCGTCATGCCCCACGGAGTATTATTTCGCGGTGGAGAGGAAAAAAAGATACGTAAAGGTATTCTGACGGACAAGCAGGATATCGTTCAAGCTATCATAAGCTTACCACCTGATTTATTTTACGGAACGACCATCCCAACCTGTCTACTCATTATTAATAAGAAAAAACCCGAGAAACTAAAAGGGAAAGTCCTGATAATTAACGCTGATGCAGAGTACGGAGAAGGTAAGAACCAAAATTTCCTGCGCCCGGAAGACAGCGAAAAGATAGTTTGGGTATTTGACAACATGGAGGAAGTACCGGGATACTCACGTATAGTTCCTCTTGAAGAAATCCTTGACGAGAACGGCAATGACTGCAACCTCAATATCAGGCGATATGTGGACAATTCACCGCCGCAAGAGCCTCATGATGTGAAAGCACATATATTAGGTGGTGTTCCGAACAAAGAAATCACAGCCCTAAATGGGTTGATTACAAAATACGCTATCGCTGAAGAGGATTTATTCCAGGACCGAGGTGATGGCTATTCACTGTTTCGAGAGGCCTGCAGCGATAAAAGTAAAATCAAGGATTTCATTTCTACACATCATGGCGTAGCTGCCGCTAATAGGGGAATGCATGAAGCCTTTGAATTATTTTGGGAAAGTGCCGGGGCTGCAGTAAATGAAGTAGAAAACGAACTTGGCATCTCCGACTTTACCAAGAGATTCACAACGCTCCTTGTGGATACCCTTGAGCCAGTCGGTATACTGGACAGCTTCCAATGTATAGGGGTATTCGCCAACTGGTGGGATCACAGCTACACTGTTCGTGAGTACACAGAGATTGAGCAGTCGGCTAATGGAAAAGAAACTAAGGTATCCGTCAAGGAAGTCATTAAAATAAAGAATGTATTCAAGACCATTAGTGCGGAGGGTTTTGTTTCCGCCCTGGTAAGCGATGAAAAAATTGCTCTGGAGCATTTTGCCAATGAACTCACCGCATTGAAGACGCTGGAAGACGATGCTGAATCTGCCCTTACAGACCTACAAAATTACGCATCATCCATTGACATGGGCAATGGCGACGAAAAAGATGAAGAGGACAACGAAGAAACCGAAGCCAAAGAGCCAACACTAAAAGAAGTGAAGGACTACCTTAAGGCCCTTGATACCGCTGATGCAAAGGCATCATTAAAAAAAATTAAGGAATTAGAAACCCAGAAAAACAAGTTGAACCGGGAACTAAAAAAGAAAACCGCGGAGTTACAGGAAAAGATAAATGCCGTCCGCAATAACTTGACCCCTGAACAATGCGAAATGCTGGTCATGCAACTTTTACATGAAGGCTTTGTCACCGAGCTTGATAAATACTTAAATGCAGAAGTTACAAAAACAGTGAAAGCTATCAGTGGTCTTTGGGAGAAATATCACGCTTCCGCTACCGACTTGCTTGCCGAACGCAAAGCTGCTGAAGATAAGTTGAACGGATTACTGGAAAGGTTGGGGTATATCAATGGGTAAGTGGAAAACTGAGAGAGTTGGAAAATTAGGATATACCTATTCTGGATTGAGTGGTAAGACCGCTGACGATTTTGGAGAAGGCGCCCCATATATACCGTATATGAATGTTTTCACGAATACTATTGTTGACACAGAATTTCTTGAATATGTAAAAGTAGGTAGACGCGAGAACCAAAATGAAGTTAAACCTGGAGATGCACTTTTCACAACGTCATCTGAAACACCTCATGAGGTTGGTATGTCATCAGTGATAACAAAAGACGTTAGTCCCTTGTATCTGAACAGTTTTTGTTTCGGATATAGGCTGTATGACAAAAGCGCTTTTGATAGCACATTCTTTGCCTATCTCTTGCGAAGCGAGAAGGTGCGACGGCAAATGTTCATTTCAGCACAGGGATCAACACGACACAATCTTTCAAAAAAGAACTTTAATACGACAGAAGTGTATTATCCCGAAGATGTCTCAGAGCAATCCAAGATCGCCGAAATCCTTTCCACCGTGGACGAGGCTATCAAAAAGACCAGCGACTTGATTGTGAAGTATAAGAACATCAAAGTGGGAATTATGCAGGATTTACTTGCTAATGGAATTGACAAAGATGGTGTGATTCGGTCACCTCAAACGCATGAGTACAAGGATTCTTCACTGGGAGAAATCCCTGTTGAATGGGATGTCATTCAGATTGGCGATATGGCCTCAAAGGTGGGTAGCGGGTCAACCCCTCGGGGAGGACAATCCGTATACGAACGAGAGGGTATTATGTTCTTAAGAAGCCAGAATATTACGCATTATGGACTTGATTTAGATGATGTTGCCTATATTAACGAGCGAACTCATAGGCAGATGCGTAGAAGTTGGGTTGAATATGGGGATGTGCTACTAAATATCACAGGAGCATCAATTGGCCGTTGTTGTCTTTATCCTTTTGAGATACCCGCAAATGTCAATCAGCATGTGTGTATTATTCGGTCATCCCTTGGGTTGAATCAGGCGCGACTATTGTTCAGGTGGTTATTTTCATATGGACAGCGTCAAATTGATATTTTAATGGCTGGCGGAAACAGAGAAGGACTGAATTTTGAACAAGTAAAACAAATTAAGATGCCGTTAATAAGGGATGAAAAAGAGGTGCAATCGATACTTGAAGTGATTGACCAAGCAGATCAGAAGATTGAAACTGAACGCGACTACCTTGCGAAACTACAGGACATGAAGCTTGGCTTGATGCAAGACTTGTTGACGAATACTGTGAGTGTAGAGGCACTGTTATAAAAGGAGGGATTTAGGATGTCGGGAAGACCGTCTGAACTAAAATATGTGGAAAGCCCTTTGCTTCATCAGCTTGAAGCTCTTGGCTGGACTGTGCTCGCACTTGACGACAGCGATAAGCATGATCCACAGAAGAGCTTTCGAACTTCCCTTGCGGAAGTCATTATCGTAAAAAAGCTGAAGGAGGCGTTGGCACGTCTCAACCCTTGGCTGAATGATACGCAGATTGACGACCTTTGCGTCCAGTTACAGAACTATCCGTACCCTATGAATAAACTACTGGAGAACAATATTGAAATCTTCGACCGAATTGTGGAGGGTTTATCCGCTGACAATGAAGAAACCGGTGAGGTTAACTGTCCTGTGCGCATCATCGACTGGACAGACGCAGATACTTTTGACAAATTACGGACTCAAAACAACTTTCTCGCTATTAGTCAGTTCAAGGTACGCCTTCCAGGCAAAGAGGAACACATCATCCCCGATGTGGTTCTCTTTGTCAACGGTTTACCTCTTGTTGTCATAGAGTGCAAAGCTCCAGACATCGCCGAGCCGATAGCCGAGGGAATAGAGCAATTGTTCCGCTATCAAGACAGGCGAGATGCAGCAACTTCAGAAGGTGTTCCCGAACTGTTTTTCTATAACCAGTTTGTAATTTCCACATGCTATCACTCTGCTCGTTATACGAGCATCACAGGTGGCCGGAGCCACTTTATTGAGTGGAAGGACCCGTATCCGTACAAACTGACTGACATCAAGAATGAGGGCGTACCATCCAGCCAAGAAGTGCTTGTTGCCGGGATGCTGGAACCTTCACATCTCTTAGACATCGTGCAAAACTATACTGTATTCATTGATGATGACGAAGGGCGCACCATCAAAATTGTGCCTCGCTATATGCAATATCGCGGAGCGCGTAAAATTGTGGAACGTCTGAGGAAAGACCAGGCCGGAGGTACTCTTTGGCATACCCAAGGTAGTGGTAAGTCTTTGACCATGATGTTTGTCATCCGCAAAATGTTTAATTCAGCAGATTTAAAGGACTATAAAATTGTCCTGCTTATTGACAGGAAGGATTTGCAGTCTCAACTGTTCAAAACTACAAAGGCTATTAAGTTTACTGTTAACGAGGCGGGAAGTATTGAGGGCTTAAAAAAGTTAATAGAAAACACAGCAAGCGATGTAACTGTGGCTATGGTACATAAATTTGGGGAGAGAAAAGAAACGATTGGCAAGTTTCCGGTGCTGAATAAATCGAGCCGAATTCTTGTCATGATTGATGAGGCCCACCGTAGTGAGTATTCCGACCTTGCGGCAAACATGTGGCGTAGCATGCCCAACTCGATAAAGGTTGCTTTTACTGGTACACCTATCACGAAAACAACAGATACTTTCGGTGGATATATAGACGCATACACTATGCGTCAAGCAGTTGAGGATGAGGTTGTCGTAGAGATAAAATACGAAGGTCGTGCTACTAATAGCGAGATTACAGATCACGATGCCATGAACCGTGCATTTGTTGATGTTTTTGGTTATATGGAAACCGAAGAGCAGCAGGAAATTATGGGAAAATACACAGCCCGTGGTTATCTGGAAGCTTCAGAGGTTATTCGTGAGAAAGCCTCCGATATGCTGGACCATTATATCAGCACAGTCTTCAGCAATGGGTTTAAAGCACAAGTTGTCGGAGTCAGTAAAGAAGCAGCGCATAGATATAAAGTTGCTATTGATGAACTACTACCAGAAAAAATTGCTGCGCTGAAAGCAGATAACCCACAGAATATTGATATCGCCAAGTTGGAAAAATTGAAAACCGCTTGCATCATCTCTACTGCTCCAAATGAAGAGCCACACTTAAAAGTATATGGTAATGAACAGGATAATGAGATGATCGTTGACGGCTTTAAAGCTCCTTTCGGAGGCAAAGGCAAAAAAGGCGGCGATGGCAACTATGGAATCATTATTGTAACTGCTATGCTTATGACAGGATTTGATGCTCCTATCGAGCAGGTCATGTACTTAGATAAGGTATTGAAGAACCACACTCTGCTCCAAGCTATTGCTCGGGTGAACCGAACCTATGGCGCTGATAAGAAGTGTGGTTATGTTGTAGATTATGTTGGTGTAACAAACCACCTGCGTGAAGCATTGGCTGAATACGCCGATGCCGACATTGATGAAACTGTAGCGGCTATGAAGAACCCAGCACAAGATATTGATTCGCTTAACAGTGCATATAACAATATCTTGCAGTTTGTCCATAACAAGGTTGGTGTAAATTCGCTTGATGATACAAGCACAATTATTGAGGAGTTGGTTGCTGACGACAAGCTGCGTGATGAGTTTAACTCTTTATTCAGTATATTGTCGAGAATGTTTGACCGTGTGCTACCAAATCCGGCAGCACTTGATTATAGAGATACCTTCAAACTACTGGCCTTCATTAGGGAGTCTGTTGCAAAACTAACACGTGACCCACGTCTATCCATGAAGGATGCCAGTAAAAAGGTTAGGGCAATTATCGAAGAGTATCTTGCTGTAAATGGGGTTGCCTTGGAGATTGAGCCTATTTCTCTACTATCCAGCGATTTCTTGGAGGATGCCAAGAAAAAATCTAAAAGTGACCGTGCAGTTAGCGATGAGATCAAGTACGCAGTTCGAGAGTATATCAATGTTAATACCCCGAAAGATCCAGAACTTTTTGCACGTCTAAGTGAAAAGCTGGAGGCACTGTTACAGGAGTTTAAAGATAACTGGGCAGAATTGCGTAAAGCACTCGAGGAATTCCGCGATGATATCATTGAAGGTCGACAACGCGAGAAAACATATGGGTATGAAGCGGAACATGAGATGCCATTCTTTGCCTTGCTAAAAAAAGAACTGTATGGAGATAAGGATTTTACTGATCTTGCTGAAGACGATTTCAATGCTCTTAAGGACTTAACCAATGATGTTCTGGAGCGCTTCAAAACAGATGCTGCTGCAGTGAATTTTTGGAATAATGAATCCATGCAAAACACACTTAGAACTTTTATCATCACAAAGCTGATTGCACCCGAAATTAAGCGACGTGTACCCAATGTTTTCAAGAAGCGCAAGGAAATAGCTCAAAGACTACTTGAATTGGGATACCAGCACTATGGGAGGGACGGTGTATGAATGAAATCCCTTATGAAATCGTCCGCACCGATCGAAAGAGTATTGCTTTAGTAATCGACAGCGAGGCAAACCTTATAGTACGAGCGCCGCACAAAGCAAAGGAAAGTGACATTGCGGATTTCGTGGAGAAAAAAAAGCGTTGGATTGCGGATAAACAACATCAGGTATCTGTGTTTGGCGAGAAGCATAGCCCTGTATGTATTGAGACCGGTGAAAGCCTACTATACCTTGGAAATACCTATACCATTCTAAAAGATGCGATACCTCATGTGCAGCTTTCCAGTACCGATATCTTAATTCCAGAAGGGTATACCAAGGCTGATATAATTACTTGGCTAAAAGATGAAGCATCTAAAGTACTGACGGAGCGGGTTGCCAGATATGCTTCTGTGATGGGCGTAAGCTACGCTTCGGTCAAGCTATCTGATGCTAAGGCTCGCTGGGGTTCGTGTAGCAGCAAGAACAACTTAAATTTTGCATGGAGGCTAATTATGTGCCCAATGGCCGTTATTGACTACGTGGTAGTCCATGAACTTAGTCATATCGATTACAAAAACCATAGCCCAGTTTTTTGGGCGAGAGTTAAAACTGTCCTACCGAACTATAAGGAGCAGCAGGATTGGTTAAAAGTTAACCGAAAAATCCTGGAGATAATATAAGGAGGGGATTTATTTGGACGAGAAGTATAGCAGAATTGATATTACCAACGATCTAATGGTGAAATATCATGATTATTTGCGGCCTGAAATTAAAACTATATCAATAAGCCAGTCTAATGAAGATGTATGGTTGGAAACCCTATCTATAACAACTATAAAAGATCAAGGATGGACTAAGGAAACCATTAATCGTATTAATTTAGATTTTATTAGTGAAGATGGTGATATTGCTATGTTTAATCCTGGGGACAATATAGAGGTTAATGCAAGCAAATTTATCAATGAGTTATCTCCATATTCACTTATCAACACAACTGATTTATTTACAGATGAAGCGAGTGAGGTTATCAATAAGAAATATAATATTTTTGGTATTGATAATTAGCCTGACATTGATAATCTTTAGGGATTCGAAGCTTTGTTTATTATATGCTGCGAACAGCAAGTACGATTAGCCCTTGTTGGGAGGATAAAAGCATGCAGAAACCATTGTTATTAAACGACTTACTACATCTAAACCAATCTGATTTAGATAGAGCAAAGGTTAAATTCAATCAATATAATGGTGAGATAGAGCCTATGGAAGTCTATCTCCGCAATCCCGATGATGTAAATACTACTTGGCTGTTCTGGAGGGCAAAGCGTCGGTACTTCAATGTTGGAGAGATTGCGCTTTGCCTTTTCCAGCTGTCATGGAATACTTGGCTTCTTTCAACTATAAAAAGGGTTACACGGGAGCTGGGGGTAAACGACGGAGTAAATTACGAAGGCGAAGAATTGTTAGACTATATGCCTTATTTCGGGCGTGTTATAGTAAAATACCGAAAAACACATCAAACTCAAGTTGTTTATGCAAAAAATATTGTAGATGAATTGGTAGTAGAGCAAATCTTACCAAGTATATTTGATGGGGTGGATTTTCCAGGATACGACAAAGTTCGATTATCATATGAACAACTCTCAACCATAGTACATAATCATAAGAAGGATTGGGTTGCAGCTTTGGAAAACCAAAAAGCTGTATATCTTATTACCGACAAGTGCAGCGGAAAACAATATGTCGGTTCGGCATATGGTGAAAATGGTATGCTCCTGCAGCGCTGGTCGAACTATGTAGTTAATGGTCATGGTGGTAACAAGCTACTCAAAGAAATAGTTAATGATTTCGGGTTTGATTATATTAAGCAAAACTTCCAATACGCAATCTTGGAGAATTACAACGCTCGCGTGGACAGGCATATTATCTTAGAACGCGAATCTTGGTGGAAAGAAACTTTAGGGAGCAGAGCATTCGGGTTAAATGCAAATTGAATTTGTCACTTCCCTTGCGAGATAATATTCACTTGTTCCCACATGCGTAAAAAGTTACAATATAATTCAAAAAGGAGAATGTCGATGCAGAACATAAGCATTAACCGCAGCAGGGTTGTATTCATCAACCTTACAGAAATGGATGATTATAACGGTCTTGAGGCAAATCTCAAGGGCGGTGGTAGATTTGTCGAGCAAAATGGATATGGCCACGAGATTTTTAACTTCCGGCATGACAACGGAAAGTGTTATGGATATACACCACCTTACGGGAAAATTAATCTGCCCCGAATATCGAATTCAATTAACCACGATGCGCTTGGAGACTACATTGATGATGTTTTTGTGGTTTTTACTTGTTCCCGTGAATCAGAGGGTCGGATAGTCTGTGGGTTTTATCAGCACGCTCGAGTCTACGCTGAACCTGTGAAAGATGATAGAAGCACACGAGTAATTGAAATTAATGGTCAAAGCGTCTTCGCCGAGTATAACATTGTCTGCAATGTGGAAAATGCGATTCTAATTGATCGGAACGACCGTGTTAAACAGTTACCGCACTCAGCACGTAATAATGGTGTTGGGCATGGCCAGAAATCGGTATGGTATGTTGACAAGCCAGAACGTCAAAATCTGAAAGACGATTTGCTTGACTATGTAGAAACGCTCATAAATCAGGCAAACTCAAGCGATGAATATAAACACCACCTGCATGATGAAAGCAAAACGTACATAACATCGACAAAGCAGATTTACAGAAGTCAAGCGGCCAAAGCCGAATGTATTCGGCTGAAAGGCTGTCATTGCAATATCTGTGGGTTTGATTTTGAGAAAACATATGGAGAACTGGGCAAGGACTACATTGAGGTTCACCACATAACTCCGATAGGAAAGCTCTCTACCGCTGAAGGATACGATGGCACAGACCCTCAAAAGGATTTAATTCCTCTCTGTTCCAATTGTCACTCAATGATTCACAGACGAAAAGAACCATATCGGCCAGACGAGGTAAAATCCTTGCTCGGCAAATAAGGTTATACAAGTTTAAACAAGTGAGCTATCATGCTATATGGTAAACGGTCCTACATCAATCATTAACCTTTTAATTTTGCCTCACATTTTAATTATTCCTTGATTACCACCAATAGGGGGTGCAAAGACCATAATTATGGAATCAGTGGCAAGGCAGATGTCCTCGCAAATCATAATCTACAAACGAAAGAAAGTCCTTCCGCAGCCAGCCTATGACGGCAGAGAATGACCTTATACTAAGCGGTTTATGCCTCTTTGCCATTCGGCAATAGCACAGGAACCGCTTATTTGCATTGTATCAAAGACGGTACGAACATAGATCCTCCTTATAATACCGGTAACGATTTTATTTATAAGGATAATTACTCTATGGGAAAGGGTTTTGGTGAAAAAAATGACGCAGGCCGGGATAAGCATGATAAACACCTTGAAAAAAACCGCCAGGACGGTGCCCGGTTTC